TGGGTATTGTCGCTGCATGAGCCATCCCTGCGCACAATTCTACGCATGTGCCCTGATGATGTTCGTGTGGCCAGTTGGGTTAAGCCGTTCGCCTCGTTCAAGCCTGGCGTGACGCGAGCCTACACATGGGAGCCGGTGATCTTTCGAGGAGGGCGCCCTATCCCGCGCGACGCTCCAACGTGGCGCGATCATTTGGCGGAATCGATCACGATGCGCAAGGGTCTGACCGGCGCGAAGCCGTGGCGCTTCTGCGAATGGGTTCTGGACGGCTTGAATTACCATGCGGGAGACACGTTGGACGATCTTTTTCCCGGCACCGGGGTCATGGGAGAAGTCGTCGCCCAGCGAAATGGAGCGACAATTCAAGAGGGCCTTTTCTCATGACCACCGCAACATGGACATACCAGACCAGCCCGGTGGCGTGGGATTTCCTGCAGGATCGGAATTTCGCTAGCTTCGTGCTGGGGCCGGTGGGGTGTTTGGCGCCCGACGCGCTCGTGATTACAGAAGAAGGTCCGCTTCCCATCGCGCGCATAGATCGCCCCATGCGCGTTCTATCGTGGAGCGCGTCACGGGGTGAATACCAGCTTGCCCCAACAGGCGGTGCGTTCCCGAAAGGAACGGGCTATCTATACCGAGTGTCAACGCCGCGCGGAGAATGGCGCGCAGCCGGACATCACCGCGTGCTTTGCGCCGACGATACGTATCGACAGGTGCGAAACCTTCGGGCAGGCGACCTTGTTCGAGTATGTGGCGATGCCCTGTTGCTGACGTGGCCTTCGCTCGCCCCTTCAGCGTTTCCGACAAATGCTGCCCGTTCGTGGCAAACAGCCGCAGGTTTGATGGCGCGTTGTGCAAGGTCAGCCCATCGCGGTGGTCAACAACCTCGTGGGGTTCGAGATGCCGCCCAAGATGTCGTTCGAGAACAAGCCGGTGCTCCGCGATGCGGCCAATGCGGCGCGCATGGGGATGGCCTTCCGGGGCCGGAACGGTCACATATCCGTCCGCATCAACACATCGGCCACCACGCCAGAAGGGGTTGCGGGTGCCTCGTGGGGGGCCGGGTTGCCGCCTCGGAATATCCGGGCAGCGGCGCAGAATCTTGCAAACCGTCGAAGCCGGAACGCCTGTTATCGCTGCGATCTGCGTGCGGGACAGATCACCATCTGCCACCGCTCGAACCTTATCCTCATTTCTCATCGCAATACCCCTCATGCTACGAGACCATTTTAGCGGTCGAGCGCGAGACGGTCGAGACGGAATATTGGGATATGCAGGTGTGCGGCACGCATAACTATGTCACCGCAGACGGCGCGATACATCACAACAGCGGCAAGAGCGTGCCGAGCCTGCAGCGCATAATCCAGCACGGCATGGAGCAGGACGCAAGCCCGGACGGCGTGCGGCGCTCGCGCTTTGCTGTCGTGCGCAACACCATGCCCGAGCTGCGATCGACCACGGCCGTCACATACGGGCAGGTTTACCCGGCCGCGCATTTCGGGGAAATCATCTGGCGGTCGCCGGCCACGCACATGATGCACCCGCGCGGATCGGGCATGGAGATCGAGGTGAATTTCATCGCGCTCGATCGGCCCGACGATGTGAAGAAGCTGCTATCGCTTGAGCTCACCGGCGCGTTCATCAACGAGATACGCGAGGTGCCGCGGGCGGTGGCGGTGCGCCTGACCGAGCGCGTCGGGCGATACCGCGTCAACGAGCGGCCGACGAGCTGGTCGGGGATATGGGGCGACACCAACCCGCCCGACACGGACCACTGGCTGTATCGCTGGCACCACGAGGAGCGACCGCCGGGTTTCAACTTCCACCAGCAGCCGCCCGGCGTGCTCGAGGTGCGCGAGATCCCCGGCGGCGTCGAGGTGATAGACGAGGGCTTTCCCGAATGGCAGGGCACGAAGCTGAACAGCGCCGATGTGCTGGTCTACCACCGCGGCAGGGTCCAGTATGTGCGCTGCCCGGTCGAGGTGATGCAGGCGGCGGGGCGAAAGTGGATAGTGAACCCCGGCGCCGAGAACATGGTCGCGCTGTCCAAGGTCAACGCGGGCGCCAACCCGCTCGGCGCGCGCAGCTACTATGGGCGGGCTCTGGCGGGGAAATCTCTCGAGGAAATCCAGTCCTACCTGCAGGGCATCTACGTGTTCGTCGCGGACGGCAGGCGCGTCGTGCCGCAATACAACGGCCAGGTGCACGGCGTGGACGTGCTGCCGGTTCTCGAGGACCGGCCGATCCTGATCGGTGCTGACATCGGCGGCGGGACGCTGCAGCCCTCGGCGATCCTGTTCCAGAAGCACCCGCGCGGGGTCTACCTGATCCACCGCGAGGTTGTGTGCTTCGACATGGGCGTCAAGCGGTTCGGCGAGCTTCTGAAAGAGGAGCTCGTGCAGCACTTCCCCGACCATGTGAGCAAGGGACTCACCGGAACCGGCTGGGGCGATCCGGCGGGTGGCAAGCGTGACGAGATATTCGAGGTGGCGAGCTTCGACTTCCTGCGCAACGAGTTCGGCATCAACTTGGAGCCGGCGCCGTCGCAGGATCCGAAGATGCGCATTGCCGCGCTGTCAGCACCGTGCGAGCGAATGATCGACGGCAAGCCCGGCATCATGGTGAGCAAGCAGGGCTGCCCGATGCTGCACAAGGGACTGATGGGCGCGTGGCACTTCAAGCGGCTGCAGGTCAGCGGCGATGAGCGTTACAGCGACAGCCCGGTGAAAAATGACGCTTCGCACGTCTGCGATGGAGCTGGCTATGGGTTGCTCGGGGCTGGCGAGTTCGTGAAACTGTCCGGGCGCAGCGAGGGCCGCACGCCGGCGGTGGCGGATGGCAATTTTGACGTGTTCGGGAGGAATTGATGGCGAAAAATGTGCGGTCCAACGAGCTTGAGCTGCACCGGGCGGTCAAGCAGCTTTTGGACATGACCCTGCCGCGCGATGCGGTCTGGCACCACAGCCCGAACGAGCTCGACATGCACGGCCCGGAAGCGGCCAGGGCGCAGGCCAAGGCGCGCAGCATGGGAACGCGCAAGGGCTGGCCGGATATCGAAATCATCTGGAACGGTCGCGCGCACTTCATTGAGCTCAAGATCGAGGGCAACAAGATGAACGATGACCAGCGGCATGTCGGCGATATGCTGGTGCGCGCCGGGGCCCGTCATGCCGTCTGCCGATCGGTCGGCGATGTGCAGGACGTGTTGCAGGAATGGGGGATGTGATGCTCGACCCGAACCTTGACCTATCCATGCCGGCGCTGATGCGGGCGTGCGAGGGCAACATCCACAAGCTGCCGGATTTCGTCGTGCATGACGATGAGACTTGGCCGCAATACAACCGCGTCATGGTGGACAAGAAGAACCGCCTGCACATTCGCCGCAGCACGTTCCTGCAGGTGGTGGCCGGGGAAATGCCAGTGCGTGCCGGAATCTGGATTCACGACACCGCGCAATTGTTTCACCTGCAGCTCGAGCCGCATCACATTCAAGGCGCATCGGATGCGGCGCCCGTGGACAGCCACGAGCAAAGCAGGTCGCTGGTGCTGATGGACGAGGCCGGGCGCACACCGGAGGATGAGGGATATGGCGATGCTCTACCCGACAGTGACGGGATCCGGGACGTGGGAGACGGTGATGCCGCAGCTCCGCCCGCTGGTCCGCGCCGAGGCGTCCGCAGCACCGTATTTTCACCTGACGATTGAGCGCGAAGCGCCGTGGCAGTGGGCGCTTGAGGACCGCGGCGATTACATCGCAGGGGCCGCGATCATCCCCGAGCGGCATGGTGTTTGCGAACGCGGATGGGTCTGCGCCTTTCCTGGCGAGCGCCTGCACAGCGGGGTTCAGATCCGGCCATTGATCCGCCTGTTCCGGATGTTGTGCGATGCCGGAGTCTATGACGAATTGCGCGCATGGGTTGACGCTCACGACGCGCGAGCCATCGCGTTTGCCGAGGCGTTCGGGATGCGATACGATTGCGGCCCGGCGTCGGGGTTTTCTCCGGCAGGGCGCGATCTGAGTCTGTATCTGTGGAGGCGGGACTGATGGGCGGAATTTTCGGTGGCGGAAGCGAGCAGCGCCGGGCACGGCAGCAGGCCGAGGAAAGCGAGGCGCGGGCGCGGCGGCAGACGCAGACCAGCACCGAGGAAGCGGCGCGCGAGCAGCAGCGGGGCGAGCGCACCGCCGGGACACGGCGGGGGCG